CCAGACCAGATCGCGCGTGTAGCGGCGATGTCGAGCCTGGATGTCCGCAAGCGAATGATGACCGCATTGCCCGACGGCTGGGATGCCATGCAGATGAAGGCTGAGCATCCCAGCGCCACATACGAGGCGTTTCACAACCAGCTGATCAACGAGCAGGCCCGTCCGGCGAACATGCCGCGCAACAAGGCGATGTGTGATTCGTCGGACTACAACTACGCCTCCGGCCGGCTCGATCACCAGACCTATTACGCATCGCTCGACGTCGATCGTCAGGACGCCAGCGATCTCGTGCTCGATCCGCTCTTCGGATTCTGGTTCGATTTGGCAATTGCCAGGTTCGGCTGGCTCGGCGGTGATCCGGATGCCGTGAGTGCTGCCGCGAAAGCTCACCTCTGGGACTGGCCGAAGCACCGTGTAGCAGACGTCGAGTCCGAGGCTAACGCCATTGAAACACGACTCACCAGCGGCCAGGTGGGACTCCATCAAGTGTACTCCGATGCCGGACTCGATCTTGACGACGAGATCGCCAAGATGGCCGCCGCCTTCGGAGTCTCCGAAGACGAGATCCGTACGCGACTGCTCGAGGCGATTCTTCCTGCCAGACCAGCGCTGCCAGCAGCACCTGCACCGCACTCTGCTGACCGCGCTGCCGAGCGCGAGACCGAGGCCAAGATGGCCGCCTTCGTGCGGCGTTTTCTCGAAAGGAACGGCAATGGCAAAGTCAAGTAAACGCCCTGTAATCGCGCTGAGTGGAGAGGTCTCGATCCAGGCGGCCGAGTCGAACGACAAGCAGCCGACGTTCTCCGTCGTCGCCTACACCGGCGGCCCGATGGAGCTGGCCTATTGGGACATGCCCGTGGTAATTGACCTGGACGGTATGGCGTTCGGTAAGTCGCTGGTCGCCAATCTCGACCACGAGCAATCCAAACGCGTCGGCAATGTAACTGGCAAGGAGATCACCGACGGGCAGCTCACGCTCTCTGGCGTCGCTTCGGCTGCAACTTCTGCCAGAGACGAGGTCGTGGAGTCCGCCAGGAACGGATTCGTCTGGCAAGCTTCTATTGAAGCACGGCCCGGCGAGGTGAGTGAACTACCGGCCGGGAAATCGGCAGAAGTCAACGGCCACACCGTCAGTGGTCCGGCCTATCTCGTGCGTACAAGCACGCTCAAAGGATTTGCGTTCGTCTCGCATGGTGCAGACGACAATACCACGGTTTCCATCGCGGCATCCGCCGCTTCCGTTTCCAGTAAGGAGAGCATGATGGACAAGGAATTGAAAGCGTGGATCGAGGCGATGGGGTTCGTCGTCGACGATCTCACGGACGACCAATTGGCCGGACTGACGGCCAACTATGAGGGCCGGAAGAAGGCGACTTCTCCTGTGAAGAAGCCAAAGCTGTCGGACGGAATTGAGGCGCGCCGGCAGGAGCAGGAACGCGTAGACGCCATTACTGAGCGAGCGCTGGCAATGTGTGACTCAAGACCCTATGACATCGACAAGATCAAAGGGCTGGCCGAGGAGGCGATCGAGGGCAAGTGGTCGGTCGAAAAGTTCCGGCTTGAGGCGCTCGAAGCCACCATGCCGCCAGCCAGTGCGCCCACCGGGTCGATGCGTGATCGCGGGATTACGTCTCGGGTGCTTGAGGCTGCTGTCTGCATGGCAGGGCGGCTCAGCGACCACGAGAAGTTTTTCTCGGATCAAGAGCTGCAAGCTGCCCACGACAAGTTCCGCGGCGGTATTGGGCTCAAGCAGTTATTCCTTCTGGGCGCCGAGGCGAATGGATACCGCTCTCCGTACTCCGGAGACGTAACGATTGAAGTGCAGCGGGCAGCGTTTGGAATGGCGTCTCCGCGCGACATCCGGGCTGCTGGCTGGAGCACGCTGGCGATCTCAAACGTGCTGTCAAACGTCGCCAACAAGTTCTTGCGTGACGGCTGGAATGCAGTAGATCAGACGCCACTGCGGATCAGCTCGATCCGGAACGTGCGGGACTTCAAGACGATCACCACCGTCTCGCTGACGGGCGACCTGCAGTTTGAGAAGGTCGGGACCTCGGGCGAGATCATTCACGGCGAGCTGGGCGACCTGGCCTACACCAACAAAGCGGACACCTATGCTCGCATGTTGGCGATCACGCGCACCGACATCATCAACGATGACCTGGGCGCCTTGACCGCTGTGCCTCGCCGTCTCGGCCGCGGTGCGATGTTGGCGCTCAATCACATCTTCTGGACTGAGTTTCTGAATAACTCGGCATTCTTTGCCGCCGGCAATAACAACGTCAACGAAGGCGTGGCAGACATGACTGTGGGCGGGCTGGGGGCGACGGAACTGATCTTTATGTCGCAGACGGATCCCGACGGCAAACCGCTGGGTGTGCAACCGGAGATCCTGCTGGTTCCCACTGCCCTAAAGGCATCTGCCTTGACGCTGATGAACAGCGAGCGGCTGATCGACGGCACGGCCACAACAACGCAGGGTGACGCCAATATCTGGCGCGGCCGCTTCCGCGTGGAGTCGAGCCCCTATATGCACAACACGGCGTACACGGGCTACTCCGCGGCGGCGTGGTACATGCTGGCCGACCCGGCTGTCATGCCGGTCATCGAGATCGCCGCACTCAACGGGCGCGTCGAGCCGACGATCGAGACGGCGGACGCGGACTTCAACGTCCTAGGCGTCCAGATGCGTGGGTACAGCGATGTCGGCGTGAATCTCCAGGAGTACCGCGGAGGTGTGCGGGCTGATGGCGGCTCAAGCTGAGAAAGGACTGGATCGTGAAAACAATCCGCATGCTGCGGAGCACCGGAGCGAACCTGCCCCGATTTTCTGAGGGGCAGGTGGTGAACGTGCAAGACAGTGTCGCAGACCTGCTCTGTGGACTCGCTATTGCCGAGCTGCTCAAGGCAGTCCCCGACGAGCCGCTCAAGGCAGTCCCCGACAACCCGACGATCGCGGCAGCGGAACAAAAGCTGGCCGAGATCAAGGAGAAGTGGGTAGGCCGAACGGATGACACGCCGGCCAAACCCAAGCGGCAAGTCAAGAACAAACCTGAAATCAAGGAGTAACGAATCATGGCACAGACACCGTGTGTCTACAAGCAGCTCGGCGATACGCTCGACTACACTCCCGGTTCTGCTGTTGCGGCGGGGACCGTGTACGTGATCGGCTCGACCGTGGTGACGATTGTTCCGGTGGCCATCGCCGCCACAGACAAAGGTGCCACTGCAACCAGGGGCGTGTTCAACGTACCCAAGGATACCTCCGACGTGAGTGCCGGAGATGCTCTGTACTGGGATGCCGACGGAAGCCCATACGGCGGTACGGCTTTGTCAGGCGCATTCACTAAGACTGCCACTGGGAACGTGTTAGCGGGCTACGCGCTTGAAGATGCTGGCGCAACGACCGGTGATGTTGACATGTTTCTGCGTTCGATCGACGGCACGATCCCTGGATCGTACGTGCCGCTGCCAGTGGCCACTGTGGCTGTCGGTGGCACAGCCCAGGCCAACGCCAACGCGATCCCTGTCGGCTTCACGCTCGTGACCGGCGCTGACGACACAGCGGCAATTAAGCTGCCCGCTGCAGCAGCCGGCCTCGTGTGTGTCGTGAAAAATGCCAAGGCCGACAAGATCCTCAAGGTGTTCCCCGGCACCGGTGACACGATCAACAACGCGGCGGCCAATGCGGTCTACAACCAGACCAACGGTGCCCTCCGTACGTACGTGGCGTACAACGCTGTCGACTGGAGCACGGATCCAGAGACGATCGCCTGATTGGCGTGACAAGCGGTTTCGTTTCCTTTTGATCCGGAATACAGCATGAGCACTTGCGCAACAACGGCAGCGTGGGAACCGTGCTTGTCTATTGACGGGTGGCTCACCCGCAACGAGGCGGCCACCCTCTATGAATTAGCGACCAGGGCTAAGGGCGCCATCGTGGAGATCGGCTCATGGCAGGGCCGCTCCACGGCGGCGCTCGCCTTGGGCAGCATGGATGGATCGCAGCATCCCGTCTATGCGATTGATTCTTTCGTGGGTGTGCCGCCGTTGGACAGGCCCACGGCAGGCGGGCAGCGGCCGGGCTGGAGTTCTTCCAGTCCGGAGCTGCTGCGTGCAAACCTGGACAGAGTTGGCGTTAACGGACTGGTGCGCATCATCCCCAAGCCAAGTCTGGAAGCGGCGGCAGAAGCGCCGGAATGCGACCTCCTGTTCGTCGACGGTGGACACGATTACGACTCCGTCAAGATCGACCTGGCAGCCTACCTGCCGAAAGTGCAGCTCGGCGGGTTCGTGGCACTACACGACTGCACCTCCGGCGAGCCAGGGGTGGTTAAGGCCGTTGATGAAGTGATGACCGCGCACCCAGAAACGTGGCGGTGTCGCTGGCGGGCCGACTCGCTGCTGGTGTACGAGCGCCGCAGTACGCCGCGCCGTCAGGTGCTTTTGGGCTTTCCAGGACACACGCTCTGCTATGGCGCTGCGAAAGGTCTCAAAGAGGCCACGCTTGGTGCACACGACGTGTACGACGAGCAGCGTGGCCTCGGCTGGGATGACATGAACCATCTCTGGTGTCATGCGCTGAACCTCTCCAAGCACGGAACGATCACGCATTACGCACAGCTGCACAGCGACATCACGCCTGCCCCTGGCTGGATCGACCTGTTGATCGACGAACTCGAGGAGCGTAAGGCGGACTTCATCAGTGCCACCGTGGCACTCAAGGATGAACAGGGGCTGACGAGCTGTGGCATCGGAGATCAGGACAATCCCTGGCAGCCATTCCGCCGCTTCACCATGCGTGAGTTGTGCCAGATGCCGGAGACATTCGACATCTCGGAGACACCTCACCCAGATCGCTACCTCCTGCATAACAGCGGGTGTTTTGTGGCGGACCTGCGCAATCCCGCTTGGCGGACTGTGGATGAATGTGGCTGCCTCGTGTGCGACTTTGGGTTCCCGATTCGTTCGCGGCTGCAAGATGACGGGCTGTTCGTATCCGAACGGGAAAGCGAAGACTGGCACTTCTCTCGCGGCATGGCTGCGATCGGTGTCAGGACGCTTGTCACTCGTCGGGTGGCGACGATTCACTTCGGCTCCAAGGGTTTCCGCAACGATTACCCGTGGGGCAAGCTGGAGCATGACACACCGACTGAGGGGAAGTGGGGGGCGAAGTGACCAACATTCTCCAGGATGGTGCAGCATGGCTTGGTGGTCAGCTCAAGGACCACGCGGGGTTGAGCGTCGTTTATCAACGTGGGGCTTCATCCGTGTCGATCACGGCGACGGCTACTATGCACGAGTACGAGGTGGTGGATGACGATGGTTTCGGGATCGTCATGCTCAGCCGCGACTACATTGTGCACGCGGCGGATATGATCCTCAGCGGTGCCGAGATTGCACCCCGGGCCGGGGATCGGATCACCGAAACAATCCAGGGCGTGGTATGTGTGTTTGAAGTGATGGCGTTGGGGCAGAAACATGAATACGAGCCACTTGATACCGACGGGCTTATGTGGTTGATCCACACGAAAAAGGTGGCGTGACATGGCTGCTGTGGACATCGAGATTGCGGATGACATTGTGGCTGCTCTCG